ATTGCATATTTTAATCCTCAATTGCGTCAATACGAAAAACTTGATTGGGTGAAACATTCAGTGTGCGATCCAAATCGATACTACCGTCTGGATTCCATGAACGAACACGGATCTTTTTTACGCCCGCAGGCACCTTCCATGTTGCGTTATTGCGTTGAGTAGCAGCGGTGGCTACAGCAGCAAAAAAAGGCAGGGCTGATAGCCCTGCTACAAGGGAGCGTCTAAGCATTTGTATTTCCTCATTTTGTTATAGTTATATTTATGCCTCACTTGAGGAAGTTGGCCACATCGATACCGTCCATGGAATCCCAGTCAGGATCAACAGAGTAGGTACCACCAGCGTACTCGCCACCATTCTTCATGCCGATTTCAGCCAGCAAGCGGTCAGCCATAGCGTCGGCGTGATCCTTTAGAGCATTACGGGCTGCCTTCTTGACAGGCGCGCTCGGTGTCTGCTTGGACTGGCGAACCTTGACAGGCTTAGACGCCTTCGGTGCCTTAGCGACCTTGACCTTCTTCTGCTTCGGAGTGGCAGCAGCGCCACGCTGGGCCGGCGGCACCCACTGGTAGTCACGGGTAGCGGAATCGCCGTCGGAGATAAACTTGTACTCGGTCACGGTGCGACCAGTCTTGACAGTCTCAATCTCATAGCCGCGGAGCTTGAGATAGCAGACATACTTGGAAGCATAGGCACCTTGGCCTACATGCTTTTCAATCTGGGCGGGAGTGGCCGAACCCTTCTCTTTAAGAAAAGCGAGGGCGCGATCATGGGCAGCAATCTTAGTCATGTGTGTGTTTTCCTGTGTTTATTGAGTTAACTTGGATATAATAGCAGGTATATCCAGACCTGTCAAGCCCAAATGAAGTCTTCAGGCGTTTCGCGGTGGATTTCTTCCAGAACAGCACGAACATCGGAACGAATAGCGCGGGGTTCGTACATGTAGACATAGGCATAGATGGTGGCCTCGTCGCGCATTCCACGTTCCACAGCCGTCCAAACCAGTTCTTGGATATCCATAATGAAGTCCTTCATCTTAGCCATCATCTACTCTCCGGTATATTGGTCATATCGTTTGTCGTAGTTTTCCATCCACTCAGCCACAAGCTTTACGCTTTCGGTATTTGAGATTGCAAACACCTTACGGACATATGCCGGCGAACCAAACATGTTGGTGATCCCGGAATCACGCAGGGCATTTAGGTAATCGAACACGCGCACCTTGTCAGTCATTATGCATATCTCCGTCGAGTGCAATCGGTTTCATGGAAGGTGTGTTTCGGTGCCTGCCCCTCAACCCAGCGAATACCGGGCTTGGACTTGGTGATCACCTTATCATCAAGATAATAGTATCCGCAATATCGGCCAGCCGAGAGCAAAGTTGCTTCAAGCAGATCAATCATACCTGTGCGCCGAGCGACCGAAGCGGGGTCATCGCCGCCCTGATAATCGGCCGCGAGATAACCGTTGGCATAATCAAGCAAAGCGTCAACGGGAATGGTCTTGCGAAACTTAGCCATTGATGGCAACCTCAAAATGTTTGGGAAGGGGTTTGACATACTTGGCGGCGGTCGTAGAAACAACACCATCAAGTTTCTGGTATATGATCTGGTCATCGGCAATAGCGATGACCTTGACTACCTCAAGAGTAGCAGGAATGTTTATACCTCGATCAGCACTACCCCAATCGGTAAGTGTCTGGTAGAGTTTACCAACAAAAATCTTGGCCATTAGGCGGCTTCCTTCTCAATGGTGATGATAATAGACTTGGAACCCTTGGTGATGCGGATCTGGTTGCGACCCACAGCCTCCATGATATCACGGTCATAGGTGATACCGCGGGGCATTTCACCCATCATCGCAAGGATGATCTGGTCGCGGAGAGTCCGTTGCTTACGCTTAGTCATTAGCGAAGGTTCCTTTCGGGGTTGCAGAAGTCAACATCCTCGGCAAACTTTTGTGCGAGGGAAATGAAAGTCATGAAATCGGAAACATCTCCCTTGCGAGCCGCTTGAAAAGCCTCAGCGATATAGTTGGCAGCCAATCGAATATTGGCATTAGGATGATTTGCAACCGTAGCGTGAAACTTTGCTTTTTCGCGGGCAGTCTTGATCGGGCGGTAGGTCTTCATGGAACTCTTTCTCATTGTCATATACTATAGATGGGGATGGTAAGTCGGTTTTTCAAGGGTTCATTCCGCATACCAGTTATGCGGCTGCCGCAGATCGGCTCTTGAACCCAGCCTGACGCAGGGTAATGGCCTTACGACCCGTATTGAAAGCCGAACCACGATCATTACGAAACGTCAATTCTGCCTTTTTGGGCTTCCGGTACTTTGCCACCGTGATACAACCACCGCGTTCAAAATAGTTAAGGATCAACTGGTTCGTGTTCATCGTTTCCATCTCTCTCATTGTCATATACTATAGATAAGAACGGCAACCCCGATTTTCAAGGGCGGAATTCATGTTTTTCTACATGCCTGCTATGCATCCGGTGCATGGCTAAGTCATTGATTTTATTAGGGTGGGGTTTTCGGCTAAGTGCTTGATTTCATTGAGACTGCTCCAGACGCGGTAGGAAGCGTCTGGAGCGGCTGGCTTAGGCAGCGATGGATCGTACCACCCGCGCCTCCGCTTCAAGCCAGAGCATGTGCTGGTTGATTTCGGCGATATCTTCCCGGACCACATTGCGAGCCCAAACCCAGACTACATCCTGGTAGACTTCCGCAACCTTACCAGAGCGTAAGGCCTTCTTTACCTTAACGTCAGAGGTGGCGATAGCCAGCTTCTTTTCAACGGAAGAGCGATAACCCATACCGTAGGTTGCATCCATCACAACTACAACCGGCCCGACAGTGCCTTTGCCGTTTTTGCCCTTCACAACCTTTGCGATAGCACCCTTCTCAATCTGATGGACGCGAGCCTGTTCCATTTCCAGCAACCGTTCATACTGGACGTTGATCAACCAATGCTTGTATTTTTCGCGGATTTCGTCAGTGGCATCCACCGTGATCTGGGTGGGCTTCCAGTCGGGGCCGTTCATGTCGTATACATTGACTAGGATCTGCTTAGGAGACGCGGTGGCCTCATCCCAGACTGTGGCCCAATCGGCTGAACCCCATACATCCGACATGATCCGGTAGCTCTGGTCGTGTACAACCTTAAGTACAGAACCTTCCCAATTTGACTGGGAGTCATAAAAACCCTTGTGCTGTTCAGTCCAAGCGATAGCCATGTGGTAGTCTCCGTTATTGCGATACACTATAGATGGGGATTCGACTCGAAAACTTCAATGGTTATAAACGCATAACTGGTATGCTTTGGCTGCATACCAGTTTACGCTGCGTTATCTGTGACCGTTTTTGTTACCGTAAAAGTCATCTATCGCTTCGGCTTCGTCGGAATGTTCAACGAAAGCTTTTGTCCAATTGCGGATCGGGCGTCTCTTTTGCCCCTTTCTTAGATCCGCATATTCTTCATCGTCATAATCTTCATGAGTACCGTAGTGATTCTTTTTGTATTTCATGCTAATAAGCCCTTACGAGGTTCAATCCTTTTTTGTTAAACTTGCCACGCCATTTAAAGAACGAAGATCCGTGACCAATATCTTCGTTGTATATGTATTGATAGTGGTGCACCATTTCATGTGCCAACACTTCAACAAAAAATTGTTTGGATTTGTAACGCTTGTTCATGAGTAGTCTTGAAGTCCCATAGCCCGGTTTAGCCTGGTCGTAATCATACCAGGCATGAGCCTTACGGCGCCACCTAATATCAATCTCATCCAGTGGAGGGAGGGAGTTATCAAATAGTTCCCTGTTAAGGACATTGAACCATGACTGGCAGTCCTCAATAGTTGTTTCGTAAGTGAGTTCACACTTTTCTTCCATAACCTTTTGTAGTTTCGTTCTGCGCTTTCTTGCCATTTTTCCTCTCTAAAAAATAGCATAACGAATTATTATCAAGGCACATCGGGTAGTAATCCTGGGAAGGCTTCTTGTGTCAACTTGTATGTAAGACCCTTCACAGGCAATCTCTTCATAATCATTCCTGCAAATACAGCAGATTCTTTTTCTTCCATCGATTCCAGCATTTGCGCTAGAATGACCTTCTTTCTATCAAGAGTTAGGTCGGGTGAAGTTCTAGGATTATTCTCTTCGAATAGATATACTCGACCCAACTCTTGGTGAATGCTTGTATATCCTAGACCTGCAGGAGAATCGGATTTCCTATAGGTAGGAATCTCATCTATAACATAACGAACGTTTGGATGAAACGCACCACGCAACACACATTCTAAGGCATAAGACTTATTGTTTCGTAGAATGTTAATCTTGTCTTCTCTCTTTGGAGCGTTCTCAAACTCTTCAAAGACCTCATATAAATTCTTCATCAAAACTCCTGTATCACTTCAAACAAATTCTTTAGCTTCTTTTCGATAAAATAGTTCAGAAGCTTTTGGCGATTAGGAACGATCACATTGTCATATTCGTGAATGATGTTTTCCTGAATGTTCTTTGGAGTAAATTCCAAATCGACCAGCATTTGATTTCTCTTATAGCCACGAAGCATCACATCATTGACGCAAAACTCTTCTGGACTCTTGCTCAACCATTCATTAAGCTTCTTACTATTTATCGTCTTTTGTCGTTCGCCAAGAGCGAAAACATTATCAGCAGACAGAAAATTAGGAATGCCGTCGCCTCGATCTCCCTTGAGAATATGCTCCTTGACAAACTTGTGAGGATTATCAGTCTTCACAAATCGCTTCATAATCGGGCTATACTGGATTACATTCGCATACTTCTGGAGTTGGACAAAGTCCTTGTCCGAAGAGAGAATAAGAACTTCCTCATGCGGTGCCTTACGCGCGGCCAAGACTCCGATGATATCGTCAGCCTCAGCGCCTTCAACTTCAATGACCTTGTACGGGAAGTTTTCTTTCAACTCTTCACGGATCTTGCCGAGAGTATCGAAAATGAGATTCCAATCAAAGCCAGATTCGTCTCTGGCCTTTCTGCGATTAGACTTATAGAACGGGAAATAGTCTCTACGCCAAGACCGCTTGCTATCACATGCGACAATGACCTCGCCATACTTCTGCTTAAACTGCTTCACATAGGAGCGAAGGCTGTTTAGAACCATATGACGGATTAGGTTTTCATCCAACTTTACCTTTGGATTGGAATTAATCTGCTGCATTAGATTAGAGATTAATACCTGGTTTAGGTCAATCAAGATTGCCATAATATTCCTCAGTTATGCTATGTATTATATAGCAATCATTCTTTAAAGTCAAACGGTTTATCATCCGAGATATATGTATCGATTTCGGAAATAATAATCTCTTCCATTTCTTCTGGGCTTTCGATTATCATGTTTCCATTTTCGTCTTTCTTAAGGATCGAAACGCTGGTATCTATGAAGTTGTGTAGGTGATGGTTTATTGATAGGGTTCTGTAGATCAGGGCACGGAAAGCTTCCATTGCGAAAGAAAAGTCTTTGTCGAAATGTTTGGAGTCTTGGTCTAGTCCATAACTATCAAGAGCACCCAATAGATTTTCGGCCAGATCAACTATGATTTCTTCGGCATAGTTTTGCTTGCCTTTTTCTTTTGCTCTTTCCACTTCATCATTATTAATAGGTATTTCTCTTACGATCTTATGTTCTGGGAACTTGAATACATTCGTCATTTGATAATCCTTAGAAGCACTACCTCATTATTTATACGACCAGTTGCTTCCTTGGACTTGCATTTGATATCTTCCATAAACTTTCGCAGAACAATCTTACCACCCTGCATCAACTTGTTCAGTTGTTCAGTCGGCTTACGCAGTTTCTTAACAATGGAGGTCTTTTCGTCATAGCCTACAATAGAGCTACCTTTGACAGACAGACCAGCAGGACCCATAGCATTATAGACGCCAAGGGTTCGATACTTAGTATTGAAGATCCAGAGTTGATTGCATCCGATGATTTGCTTCGGATCGATTGAGTCCAACTTGAGTGTGTCATCTTTTACCTTATACTTGAGTTTAGATACGAGAGCCGATGCTGGCTTCTCTTTCTTCTTACGCGGCTTACGAGTTGCTTTAACAATCGTTGCGCGAGTTTCAGCAGCCGAGATGATAGACCTAACAAATTCCATGTAAGCCTTCAACTTCGGTTTCTTCCAGGAAGAATAAGCCTCCTTAAGCTGATCGTCCTTGCCGTTGAGAGCGTCAAAGATTTCAGCATAAAGAGGCTTGTAGTGATCCGCGATCTTTTGAGCGATCATCGGCTTAACATCTTGTTGAGCCAGCCAATCGACCGGCTTGAACATAGTACCATCGCGGTAGAAGTTGTCCAAGTGACCTTCGATATCGGCAATCAAATCATTAGCGCGATTAGTCACGCGCTCCTGAATAGAGATTACTTGCTTGACTTCTTTTTCGGTGCTGCCTTCTTCTTTGCTGGCGCCTTCGCTGCTACTGGAGCTGGAGTCGGTGCTGGCTCTGGCTGCGGCGTCGGCAAGGGCTTTGATTCGGGCAAGATTTCTGTCTTGGAGTTCTTGCGGGAGCGCGCCACCGATAAGTAGAATACGACAAGTCCAACCGCTAGTACGGCAATGAATAGAATCAATTCTGTTGGCATTTTTGATTAGTTCCTTTTCTGTTTTATAAAATTCCTTCAAGTATTCAACGATCCAAGCCTTAGCCTGATCAGCATCATAAAAATAGTTGTACCAGTTATAAGCATTTATGACTTGAGCATTTGTAACATCACCGCGAAGATCGGGTTCAGTGCCGAGATACTTTTCATCGGCAAACTTACCGCGAATTGCCTTTTGCTTCTTTGCCATAACTTTCCTTTAACTTGTTAAAATCCCAATCCTTGAAATCGGAAATGACGCATATCCCGTCTTCAAGATAGTCATAATCATACGACAAAACGGCCGCAAAGTCAAGTGCTTCCTCTAAATTGGAAAACAATTTCGCATCATGGAAATAACTGTATATCACATCAGGGTCGCCTTGCCACTGATATGACTCATCGGAAAAGTTCCCATAAATGTTGTCAATAGCCATGAGATACGCAACTCGGTATTCTGGGCCAGCAGTTGTTAAAATATAAATTCCGTTATCGGCACTCACTATCAAATCTCTTTTCTTGTATTGTTTTCTCTTTCCAATGTTTTCGAGGATTGCCGCACATATGGCAAGAGCAGGGATGGCGCGTCTCAGCCATTTGGCGTATGTGCTTCTGTCTCAGTGTTTCGTCGCCATTGTAAAACTCTGGTTGTACGAAACGAAACTTCTTGACCTTATCAATCATACGCTCATGGTGATGACGGCGATCAGCCCTGCTCTTTTTACCCATGTGTTACTTCCTCTTATTGCGCGCCTTTCGCTTGGCACTACCAATCTTACGGCGGCCCTTACGCGGGCGGTTCTTATGTGGATGTGGCATTATACTCTATTCACTCCTATATAGTTAACATTTATGATTGAGTCGATACGGAATGACCGCCAACCCTGCTTATCAAGATCCCAGACGGCCAAAACCTCGTCTGTCTGGACTCGCGGCACATGAGCGGCCTGTTCCTCAGAAATGACATGAGGAAGATGATCTGTCATTAGCGTACAATTCATCTTTCGGACTGAACCATCAACCTTATTGAAAGTGATTTCAGCAACATGTCTGGAAAGATGTTCCTTGAGTTCGGCCTTATTCAACATTGCCATACACCCTCTGGAGTTCCATGAACTCGGTGTAATCATTATGTGTGAGATAATAACGCAGCAGCGACTTCATAGCATCTCGCATTTCAACATTATTGGAAAGGTCTTCCATTTGATGGCGTTCCAACTTATCGCGCTTGTGAATAAGCTCGGCAACTTCCTTAGAGATAAACTCAAAGTCTTCCTTTAGAACCTGAGCAACAAGACTACCTGCCTGTTCGTGGTTCAAAGCAACATGGTTCTGTAAAGTCACATTATACATCGTCTTTTTCCTCTGTTTCAAACTCTTCAAGATAGTCTAGCATATACTGTAGGTATTGTCTAGTCTTTTTTACACCGTGTCTTCCATTATAATGAGCAATGGCTTCTTCGATGAAAATCAATGCACGGCGATCCAAAAACTTATCAGTTGCATCGCCAACTTTTTTATTTAACTCATTAGGCATGACCCATTCCATGATTATCACACCATTCTACTAAATCTTCATAACCGCCGATACGCCTGTTGTTAATGAAGATTTGCGGAACAGTTAGCGGCAGATGATCACCAATAAGTTCCCGAAGTTCATCCCGTGTATAGTCCACTTCAACAATAAACTCATCATAATTCAAATGGAGTTTATTCATTAGTTCTTTAGCCTTCACACACCAAGGGCAGTTGGGCTTTGAGTAGATCACGATCTTCATTTATATCTCCACAATCAACGGTTGATAGTCTTGAAACCATACATTCTCATTCGGGTATCCACGCGGATGACAAATCACGCGAGTTGGACCAATCATATAATCACACCGCTTATGAGTATGACCATGAACGATCAACTTAGGCGGCTTTGCCATGTCTAGAATCCATTCCGACAATTCAGTTGCGAAGAAATCGTTGCCACCAGAATTGCGATAGTCCTCATGAACCGACTGATATGACGGCAGGTGATGAATGACCCAGATATCAGCGCCCGAATTGAACAGGTAATGCTTGTGTGTTTCGTGAGCCTTCATATATCGGTCATAGTTCATGCCTTTGATAT